CTAGAACTGATGGTCCTCAGTATTTTAATGATGAGATTAGTAGAGTATCTTGTTCTACTTGGGATGTAACAGAATCATCAGCATCTCTTAAAGCAGCAAACATTCCGCCATGGAGAGAAGACTGGCAAGAGTTTCTTGATCTAGGTATTGATGTATTTAAAATGCATGGTAGAGAAAGTGCTATCAGATTAATGGAGTCTATGGACATCATTAAAAAATGGAATGATGGTGATGAAATTCTCTTCCCACGTATGAATGTATACATGGAAGATCTTAATATGAAAGATCGTCCCATTGATATGTGGAGAGATAAAATTAAAAATTGTAAGTTTGATTGCTGGGAATGTAATTATTGCGATACAGTTGTTGAAGCACATCTTAAAAAACAAGAGAGAGTATGTCACCCATTTGTAACCAGATGTTTAGACTCCATTGATAAAGCTATTGAAGGGAAGTCAAAATTTGATCACGACATTCAGGGTCTAACTTCTGATAAGGTAAGGCACTTCCTCAACAATCTCTGTTCTTACGAGGATACAAAGTATCTAGAAATTGGTGTGTTTAATGGCAGCACATTCTGTGCAGCAATTCAAGGTAATGATATTACTGCTTATGCAGCAGATCATTGGCGTGATGTAGATATCAAACCAATCAGAGAAGACATTCCATGGGATGATGAAGAAGGATCTATTGAAACTTTCATTGAGAATGTAAAATCTGTATGGACAGACAACAGCAACATTGCAATTTTAAATGGTGATATCCGTGAAGCTACAGAAGAAAATTTAGATCAAAAAGTAAATACTATTTTTTATGATGCAGATCATGAATTGAATGTACAGAGGAGTTGCTTAAATCACATTCTTCAATATACAGAGAATGAATTTATATTAGTGGTTGATGATGCAAACCTTGATGGTGTATTGACATCGACAAAAGATTTTATTGAAGAGAATAATCTTACAGTTTTGTATGAAAGAAGTATTCTTACTGGTGAAATTGAAGACATAAATTCTTGGTGGAATGGAGTAAATATTTTTATATTAAAGAAACATGAACTTAATTGATATCTTCCCCAAAGCTATTGGTAGAGAAGATTACCCAAATCATTCCGATTTGAAAAAACAAATCATTGATATAATGATGGGTGAAAATATGGACACAAATACAATGTGTGAAAAATTACACCACTATGATAATAATTCTGGTAGATCGTTTCTACACAGAGAAGAGATGACATCATTTAAAGAATGGTGTGAAGATCAATGCAAAATTTTTGTTGAAAATATGGGATATGAAGTTCCAGAAAAAATGATCGTCGTTGCCAGCTGGATAAATCTATGTGATATGGGTGGTGAACAATATCCACATTTCCATACCAATGCATATGTCTCAGGAACATATTATCTTGCACATGAAGAAGGACATGCTCCATTATTCTTTAGACATCCAGATAGTGCATCTCATTCATCAAGTGCATCTATCTCATTACAGGTAGATAAAAACACACTAGGAAAATATAACTGTGACGTTATTATGTTACCTAACGAAGGAGAGTTGATGCTCTGGCCATCTAACCTTACACATGGGTATTCTGATAATCAAAAAGATGGTAGGATTTCTGTCTCTATGAATTTTATGCCATCTGTAGTTGTGGATGATAGGTATTCATTTAAGGCTTCTATCAACATATAAATACAGTATACACTATCATATTTGATAACAATGACCATGGATCCCGAACAACTCAAAAAGAATTTTGAAGAGCAAATTGCTACTACAGATAAGCAGATTCGTGAACTAGAGGAAAACCTAGCTAAAGCAAAAGAATATAAGATTAAACTTTCAGGTGGTCTAGAGACTATTGGATTGCTTACTGGAGAAGGAGAAGCACCAGCAGAAGCACCTCAAGCACCCCCTGTAGAGGCACCAGCAGAATAATCCCTAAATATAAAAGAAGGGATTATTGTGTGAAATGGCATCTCCAAGTTCAAAATCAGAATTAATTACATATGCTAAAAGGCAATTAGGTGAACCTGTCTTGCAAGTTAATGTAGATGATGAGCAAGTAAACAATGTAATTGACGACACGTTTCAGTTCTTTCAGGAGAACTGTTATAACGGAATGGAGAGATGTTATCTCGTACATGAGATAACTGCAGATGATAAAACTCGTCTTGCAGCAAATGTAACTACAACTAAAGTTGAAGGAGCAGTAACTACAAGTTGGGATGAAGCTACAAATTATATACCTATACCAGCTCATGTAACTGGTATCACTAGGGTTTTTGGAATGGTAGGTAACTCTATTCGTTCTAACTTATTTGGTATTGAATATAGAATGTTCTTAAATGATCTATATGCTTTTGGATCCCTTGATATCTTAAACTACTATATGACCAAGCAATATCTAGAGACTCTAGATATGGTTTTAAACAATGGTTCATTCCAGCAGTTTAGATATACTCAGCGTCGTGATCGTTTGTATCTTGATATAGATAAGGACTTCTTACAAGAAGGACAGAATCTATTAATTGAGGCTCATCGTATGATTGATCCTACAGATGCAACTGAAATGTACAATGATTTCTTTGTTAAAAGGTATGCTACTTCATTGTTGAAAAAGCAGTGGGGTCAGAACTTAATCAAATATAACAATGTACAGCTACCTGGTGGTGTAACACTTAATGGTAGAGAACTATATACAGACGCTATAGCAGAAATTGAGAAAATCGAAGGCGAAGTTCTCAGTAAGTATGCAATTCCACCAATGGATATGATCGGATAAAATGCCTACCAGTTCCTATTTTCCAACTTACTATCAAGGTCACAGTGGCGAACAAGGTCTCGTTCAGGATCTTGTGGATGAGCAAATCAAACTGTTTGGTACAGATATTTACTATATCCCCAAGATAGTCCTAAAAGACAGCACTCTGGATGAAGTTAGATACACTAAGTATCAAGAACAATTCCAAGTTGAGATGCTGTTACAGAACGTTATGGGTTTTGGTGACAATGCTGAATTTATATCTAAGTTCGGTTTAAGAATTACAGATGAGATCATCTTCCGTGTATCTACTAGAAGATGGGATGAAGAGGTAGCTGATCATAATCCTACACTGGAAGTTGATAGCAGACCTAATGAGGGAGACTTATTGTACTTCCCATTAACACAAGATATTTACGAAATTAAATTTGTAGGAAAAGAAGAACCATTCTATCAGTTTGGTAAGATTCAATTCTATGCTATCACTGCTGAGATCTATGAGGTTGGTAGTGATGACTTTGATACTGGTGTTGCAGAGATTGATGTAGTAGAACAACTCTTTGATAATTCTATCAAACTAGTAATGGATCCTGGTGGTACAGGAGACTTCACTGTAGGTGAGGAAGTTGCTGGAGATGAGTTCTTAGCAAAGGCAACATCTGCTATTACAGGAGATGCTGTATCAGGTGTTACAATTTCAGATGGTGGAGCACATTATAAAGTAGCTACACCACCAACAGTTACTATCACAGGAGGAGGTGGTACAGGTGCAACTGCTACTGCAACTGTTAGTGCTACTGGTATTGTCAATGCTGTGACTATTACTGCTGGAGGTTCTGGATACACATCTGCTCCTACTGTTACTATTGATTACTCACCTAAGGATAATAGAGCAGAAGTCAAGGCATGGGATAGTGCAACTAGATCTCTCTCAGTTATCAATAGAACAGGAACATTCACAACTGACGAGGTAGTAACAGGTCTAACCTCAGGTGCTAAGTGGAGTCCTGAAACATTTGACACTCTAAATAACGTCAACAGCAGTTACGATCAAAATAGAGAGATCGAAAATGATGCTGATAACATTGTGGATTGGACTGAGAAAAATCCATTTGGTGAGTTTGGTAATTTTACAGGTAGTATCTAATGTTAGGATCACATTTTTACAATCAAATTGTTCGTAAGAACATTGTGGCGTTCGGTACGCTCTTTAATAATATTACAATGAAGAGTACAGATCCTAGCACTGGTGATGTTCTAGAAGAATTAAAAGTACCATTGGCATATGGTCCTAAGCAAAAATTTATTGTTAGATTAGAAGAGAACGCATCTAACAGAAAAGTAGCAATCACTTTACCACGTCTCTATTTTGAGATGACAAGTATCGATTACGATTCTACTCGTAAAACATCTCCTATTCAAAAATACAAAACTATCATTGATGGTAATGGTACTGAGGTAAAAGTACAATATGTTCCTGTTCCTTATAACCTAAGTTTTGAACTAGGAGTTATTGCAAAGTCACAAGACGATGCATTACAAATTACTGAGCAAATATTGCCGTACTTTCAACCATCGTTCTCTATCACACTTAACATGATTCCTGATATGAATGAGAAGCGTGATATTGCTGTTGTTCTGAACAATGTTAGTTATGAAGATGAGTGGGACGATAGTTTCTATGAACGTAGATATATCATCTATACTCTAAACTTTACAATGAAGTCTTATCTATACGGTCCTTATAACACATCAGATATTATTAAGAAAGCAATCATCCATGAAACACTTGGTGATCTTGCAGTCAACCGTAGAGCTATTACAAGAACATACACACCAGTTGCCAAGACTGATATTAATGCAGATGGTAATATAGATGCTGCTGATACAGCTATATTAGATGCTGGTGATGACTTTGGATTTAATGAGGGGATTGATATATTATGAGTAGCCTAGAAGAAA